ATTTGGTTGATATTCATCCTAAAAGTACATTAAGATTTGTGGAACAAGGTACTGCAAATATAATGGGAAGCTTTTCAGGATTTAGATATCAACCTAAATCACGTGTTACTAGTACGTATATTCGTGATGAAGTTGTCAAGGATGGTTATAAACCTGATTATGGTAAACCAGATATGTCATGGAAACCATGGAGTTTGGCAATCCATGATATGACTAAACCAGTGCATACTTTCCAAAATTCAATTTTACGAGAGTGTGAAGATGCTTTCTTTTCTGATATTTGTGAAGAATTAAATAATGATTTTTCACAAATTGAAGTGTACACTCAAGATGTGGCTCTTAATGGTGTGGATGGTGTTACGTATGTTGATCGTTTAAATACACATACTAGTGCTGGTTTACCATTTAAATGTCCTAAAACTGCATTTATTAAGTTTGATGATAATAATAAAATCATTGGATTAGATGATGTAGTACAGGATCGAATTCGCTTGATTGAAGCCACTTATGATAGTGGAAAGCGTTTCCATCCTCAATTTTGTGGACATTTAAAAGATGAACCTACATCTTTTAAGAAAATTAATGCTGGTAAGACAAGAGTTTTTACAGGAGGTGAATTTGCATGGTCTGTGGTAGTTAGAAGATTCTATCTATCACATATTAGACTGATGCAAAATAATCCTTTTGTATTTGAAGCGATGCCAGGTATTGTTGCACAATCAAATGAATGGAGTGACTTATATCATTACTTAACTCAATTTGGTGATAATAAAATTATTGCCGGAGATTATGGTAAATTCGATAAGAAGATGGCAGCTCCATTTATTTTATCAGCTTTTGAGATTTTGATTAGAATGTCTCAAAAAGCAGGATGGTCAGAGAATGATCTAACTGTTTTGAGATGTATTGCGTATGACACTGCATTTCCAACTATTGATTTTAATGGTGATTTGATTGAGATTCAGGGGAATCCTTCGGGACATCCTCTAACAGTCATAATTAACTGTTTAGTTAATAGTTTGTATATGCGTTATGCGTTTTACTTAACAACTAAGAAAAATCCAAAAGAATTTAAAAAGTACGTTAAATTAGCAACTTACGGTGATGATAACATCATGGGTGTGTCAGATGATTGTCCTATGTTTAATCATACACGTATTGCAACAGCTTTAAATGCTATTGGTGTTGAGTACACAATGGCGGAAAAGGAAGCTGAGAGCGTACCTTATATTCACATAAATGATGCATCGTTCCTTAAAAGACGATTTGTGTTTAATCAGGAGATGGGAGCATATATGGCAGTCTTAGATATTAAATCTATTGACAAAATGCTTACATCTTATTTAGATACTGGAGTTTTGGCTAAGGAGGCACATTCAATATGTGTTATTGAAACAGCTTTACGTGAATACTTCTTTCATGGTCGTGAAGTTTTCGAATCTAAACGATCATATTTCCAGGAATTGATCAAACGCTGTAATTTACAATTATGGGTGAGAAATTCAACATTTCCTACCTATGATGAATTAGGCTTTGAGTTCTGGAAACGTGGTACCATTCCACGTTCTCTTTTTGCTCTTGGAAAGATGGTGTATTTTCAAGAGAAAATGGGAGTAAACCCAGTAAATCCGATAGACAGTGGCCTAACTAGCCCTGATATTGTATAGTAAGTTTCCAATTTCGTAATTGAGGACCATACCTGTAGAAGTATGGAAAGTTGTGTGAGTGAACTAG